CTACGGCGTTTCACGGCCTCCTTTGACCCATCTGGAAATGGCGTCAAAAACCAGATCGGCGATCCACATGGCGCATATGCCGACGACGAAAGCCGTCGCATTCATGGCTGCGACATCCTTCTGCGGCAAAGGCCAGTTGATAGCGCGCAGATAGAAAAGCGCCGGCTCTGTTAGATAGGTGGCGGCAAGTGCGCCGCAGATCGGCGACGCAACGATCTCTCGTGTCGTATATCGGCGCCTGGAGAGACCACGCAAAATACCGCCAGAAAGACCAGCGATGACAACGCCGACTTTGATGCCCAAAGCATCCAGAAATTCGTGTAACGTCATCGCTTTTCTCAATCAGATTTTGGAACCGTCGATTGCCGCCGCCACCTATTCATCAGAGGTGCGGCAGGCAAATGGTTTCATTTATCGACAGGCGGCTGCGGCTTTATCAAACCTGCAACGCCATCACGAATGATATTGATGATGATTTTCAGCGTGCTCAAAGCCGCGGTTGCAGCTGCGGCAAAGCCCGGGCCGATAAAGGATTGCGAACACTCCAAGCTGCCATCTGCAAATTGCGTGCAGCCTGTTGCCAGAAGAACCGCAATCATGGACGCAGATAACGCTATCAAAACATTCAGAACATTATGGAATGCATTCGTATTGAGCATAAGTTTTCCTCTTAAATGGATTGGAGCAGCTCACCGATGCGATGCTGCCCAAACTTTGAATTCGTGGAAGCTGCCGGCAAAGGCATGTGCAAAAAGTCGATGCTCCCGGTATCCGTCAGCATCTAACCGTCCGTAACCGACCCTGGATAAATCTAGCGAGCGCGCTCAATCGCTGCCGCGAACTTCTTGGCAAAACCGGCAATATCGATTGCCCGATCCGTGCCGTTGATAATCCGGCGCGCACCGATCCAATCGGAACCAGTAGCGCTGAAGTAATCGGCAAGCTTCCTACCGGTAAAACGGCCGTTGATCATGCCGTCGAACAGGATTTCGATCGCCTTACGAGGATCGAGAGCTCTATCCGGATCATCGATGATGCCATACTTGGCATAGTTGTCTCGCCCGGTGATTTGCACGAGACCGCGGCCACGGTAGCGCCAGCCATCATCACTCGCTTCATCGCCATTTCCCATACGATTAGCATAAGCACGGTTGGCAATCCGTCGCGGCTGACGGGAATAGGCAGTTACCTGTGCTATATTGAAATACTTCGGAAAAGTTGCCTGCAATCCGGCGGCGGAATAGCTCAGATTTTCCGAAATTGCACACATGGTTTTGTCCGTCTCGTGATAGACCGTCGCCAGCATGTAAGCGAGCCAGCGGGGATCGAAAGGCTCTGCTACCCAGGCAGCCAGAATCGCCTCCGTACCATTGACCTGATTTGTCGATAGCCGACCGCCAAATAACGGCGCTCGCACTGCCGAGAAGAATTTCTCGTGATCCATAAGCTTCATTCCAAACTAGAAGATATAAATTCGAATGGCAAAATACGAATGAGACGCTTGGCAAAGATGCCGCCAGTAAAACTGGTTCTCGCAACGAGGCCCAATTCGCCTCCAGCTTAAAGGCTGTCTAAATCCGAGGCAGATTCGCTACCTCGTTTTACCCGGTCATATCGCTCGCCTCGTGCGCTGGCTGACGGGTCCATCGGACCTTGGTGTATCACTCTGTAATTGCATACATAACCGGATTAGCGCCTCGGAAAGCTGGCCAAACGGTCGACCGACCGCATCGGCGCAGACCTTGCCTTTACGGCAGCGCGAATGGCCTCTTGCGCGCTTTAGCGAGCGCAGTCAGGCTCCATCAGCTACCGGGCGATGTGGCCGCATTGGACGGCCAAGCAAAGGCATCGATCTCCGCTTTCGTGGAGATCGAGCCTGCTATGATTTGGGCGTTCACCTCGCCCTCAGCCGCAAAAGCCGCCTGGACATGAGCACCGACTGCGTTCGCGATCGCCGTCATCTGTGTCGCCGTCAGTTCAACAAAACCGCTTACCGTCTTGAACCTTACCGTCACCTCCGGATTTGCCTGCACATAGTTATAGGCTCCGGTGATCAGCGATTGGCTCGCTCGATCGGTCATGATGCGCATACCATCGATAACGATGCTGCCCGTTTCGACAGTGTAGCGTTTGGATGCGGCATAGGCGTAAAGATCGACCGGCTTTGCTTCTGGCGACCAGCCGGCAACGATGGAAAGAAGGCTTTCCGGCGTCTCCGGCCACTCCGTGGCCGAGCTGACTAGGGTTGCTTCCTTGTTGCTCAACTGATCAAGGATCGCGTCCTTGTCGGCCGCACCCAGTCCGGAGGTGATTTTGGCGGCAAGCGTCAGCCAGAAATCCGGTACATTGTAGATCTGCTGCCGGCCGAGCCAAAAGGCGACGCATGCCATCCAGCGATCGGCCTGGTTTTCGGAACGAGCTGCAAGAAGCGCCTCGACCATTGGTTCATACATGCTGTCTATGCGATACATGGCAGTCCTTTCCTGCGGTTTAGCGCTTCAATGTTAGCGCGTTGATGCTGCGATTATTGACAAGAAGGAGCGGCGCGCTGCTTCCTTGAAGGGTGAGCGGCTTCACATCGAAGCGGAACTGCGTTGCGCCGGTTCCAGCAGGCGGGGTGTACGTGAAGGCGTGTGCGAAGGTGCCGTATTTATAGAACGATAGCGGCAGAACGGCCGTATAAGCATTGTTGCCGCTATCCCAAACATAGACCTCGACTTCGGTCATCGCGCCGGCCTGAGTATAGCCGTTATTGCTCATCGAGAATGACGACATGACGAGGACTGGCGGAGAACCAGTGCCGTGATTGGCTGTGATACCCGTGATCGGAATGGGGCCAGATCCAGAGTTAATACCTGCCTGACCTTGGATTGAAGAATCAACACGGGTTACCGCGCCACCCGCGATGTTGCTAGTTCCGACCTGCAAAGTGCCGATGATCGCAGAGCTGATATTGACCGCGCCGAGATTGGCGGTGATCGCATCGAGACTGTTGACCGCGATCTTGTTTGCAGTGACCGCGCCATCGACAATCAGCTCGGCCGAGACAGCGCGGCGCATCACCGGCTTCGACCAGTAGCAAGAGCTGCCGGTGCCCGCTGTCTTATCGACCTGCAGGAGCATGGCAAGCTTGGTATAGCCGCTCGGGATCGTAATGCGCCCCTGAAGGCGCACCCATTGACCTTTAACGCTGGTCGAGGCTCCGGGGACGATCTGTGGACCCCATACGCCCGTTGGCGTCAGAAAGCCCGCGTAGATGTTTGCGTTGCCAGCATCGGTATTAAGGACCCAAGCGTCGAAGGCATAAACTTCACCCGCAGTGACAGTAACATAGTTCGACAACGCGATATCGCGACCAAGTGACTGCAGCATCCAGCCGGCTGCATCGCCTTGGCTCGTGTCAAGATAGAAGGCCTGCCGGTTCTGAATGGACCAGCCATCCAAGGTCCCGGTCTGCCAGCCATTATCGGCCACATTGGAGAAGTCGGTCAGGACGAGCTGTTTGGCGGTAATGGCATTTGCCGCGATCTGATCCGCGCCGATCGTGTTGGCGGCAAGCTTGTCGCCGGTAATCGAGCCCCCTGCGATCGTGGTGGCGGTGACGGCACCGGCTGCGATCGTGCCGGCCGTGACCGCATTCGCTGCGATCTTGCCCGCCGTGACGGCGTTGGCAGCGATCTTGTCGGCCGTAACGGCGCTGGCGACAATGCCGCCGTTTGTGATCATGACCACGCCGCCATCGCTCCACGGCGTTGGTTCGGCCGCGCTGGCCGGGATACGGCACAGCATGGGCTTGTTCACGAACATAAAGCTGTCAGTCTGACCGCTGATGGTGTCCAGTTTGCGCAGATGGAAGGAAGCGGCAACCGCGTTGGCAGGTGCGGCACCAGCTGTGCGGAGACGCGGCCAAAGGTCGGGATTGAACTGATCCCCCGCACCCGTATTTGCCGAGGCGGTGGTATAGCTGAGCGCGCCACCATCGGCCCCCACCCATTCGATACGCAGCTCCACGGTGCAGCGATGTGCCGAGATATAGGCGGTTGCTTCCAACCATTCGCCCGGCGCACAAGGCACCGAGAATGGCAGCCCGTTGGCCAGACCATCCCCGCCAGGCCGCCTCCATCGGACATCCGCATAGAAGCCGGTAGGTCCGCTGCCCTGCCGCAGTTCCAGTACCGGATTGTTGCGGCCGGACCATGCGTCACCCGCTTGGCGGATACGCATGGCGAGCCCCGGAATGGTGCCGCTGGTATAGGTGACGCCCCAGCAGTCCAGACCCATCGTGAAGCTGGTGTTTTGAAGCAGGTTCTTACCCGAACCGACCGCGAGAGCGTTCGTCGTCACCGAATTGGATGCCAGCTTGTCGGCCGTAATGGCGTTAGCAGCGATCTGCGCGGCTGCGACGGCCCCAGCAGCGATGATGCCAGCTGTGACGGCGTTAGCCGCGAGCTTCCCAGCCGCCACCGAATTCGCAGCCAGTGCGCTTGCGGTTATCGCACCATCAACGATGAGGCTGGCCGACGCCTTGCGCAGGAGGCTAAGCCCCCCGATCGAGACGTTGCCGTCGGTGTAGGTCCTATGGATATACATCTTGACCACAGCGCCGAAAGCCGTAGCAGGCGGCGTAATACTAGCCGTGAAGGTCTGCAGACCGTTCGCAGTTCCGCCATCGCTGGTGCCGTACGCCGTGATATTGACGTAGGTGTCGGGACTTAGCAGGTTGCCTTTGGCGTCGAGCCAGTGAACACGAGCCCACAGGCCGTATTTGGTGCCCGACGTGCGGATCACCTGAATGGAGGAAAGATATTCCTGACCCGAAACGACAGCAAAGGCCTGGCTTTGGGCGATCTGCATGTAACCAGCGCCAGTGAAATATGTATAGTCAAATGCTCCTTTCGAGGTGAAGGCTTGCGTTGTTGAAGGATTGACGACCGTATCGTTGAGTGCAGACCACGCAGCGTGTGCCTGAAGCTGATTATCGGGAATGAGATTTTCCCAATCCTGCAGAATGAGGCTCCGAGCGGTGATCGCATTCACCGCGATCTTGTCTGCCGTGATGGCGCCGGCCGCAACCTTCTCAGCGGTAATGGCGCCGTCCACAATCAGTTTGCCGCCGTTCCTACGCTGGCAGGAGACAAATCCGATCTGGTAACTGCCTGTGGAGGTGAGGTTTTCTCCGGGAACAAAATCAACCCAAGCATAAACTGCTTCGGACGGCACGATGACCGTTGCATTCCAATCCGTGTACGAAGTTCCAACCGTCACGGGGATACTGAAGCCCGCGGCGTTAAGATAGTTGATTTTGTCTGCGCCCATAAAGCGGATGCGAGCAGACAACGAGCCGGCCGGGGTTCCGATGGCCTTTATGAACACTTGAAGGAAATATTGCTCGCCGGGCAGGACGGGAAAAATATTATTGTTTCTCGACGCGATGGCGTTCGCCACGGCACCGGCACCGATGTTCATATAGTAGTTGCCTGTGTAGGCGTTTGCGCCATTGAGGATGGTGACGCCGGGACCATTCACCCAGCTCTTGTCCCCTTCGCCAAAGTTCGGGTTTTCACAACGATTGGTGAAGTCGGCCAAAACCATCTTGTCGACCGTTATGGCTTTGGCCGCTATCTGCGTCGCGCCGATCGCACCCGCCGCGATCTGACCGGCCGCGATGCTATTGGCCGCGATCTTGTCAGCGGTCACCGAACCGGCCGCGATTGTACTTGAGGTAACGGCATCCACGGCGATCTTCCCTGCGGTCACAGCGCTAGCCGCTATATCGTCGGCGACCACCGATCCTGCGGCGAGTGCAGCTGTCGTAACCGAGCCTGCCGCCAGATGGTTTGTCGTGATGCCTCCGTCAACGATCAGGTTCGCGGCATTGGCGCGGCGAAGGATCGCGCGGTCGATCAAGAGCGTCAGCGCCGTGGTGCTCGTGTTGAAGAACCGCACCTGAGCATAGCAGGCACCGGCCGGGACAGTGATCTTCCCACTATAATCTGTCCATGTGGTGCCAAATGCCTTGTTACCCGCAAGTTCGACGTAGTTTGGAGTAATCAGCGCCTTGTTGGCGTCGAACCACATAAGCCGGTAATAGGCACCGTTGGTGGAGTTGTCCGTCGTACCGCTTTTGAATGACGTCTCGAAATAAAGAACCTCACTCGCAGCGACGGGAATAAATGCAGTTGTTCGAATTTCACTGTTGCTGGCGGTCGTGGTTTTGACCATCCGCAACATGAGGGAGCCGGTGTTATCCGAAGCCACGTATGCCATCGTGGTGTTTGCGCCAACCACTGTCAGATAAGACGAGATAGATGAGGCGCTGTCTTCAAACTTCCCGTTTGGAACCAGATTCTCGAAGTCCACCAAAAGAAGGGATTTCGCAGTAATAGCATTCGCCGCGATCTTGTCTGCCGTGATCGCATTGGCCTGCAGCTTCGACGTCGAGATCGCATTGTCTGCAACCTTGGTCGTTGTGATGGCGTTGTCCGCGAGCTTTACGGCATCGACTGCGAGAGCCGCCAATTTGCTGTTGGTGATCGCTGTATCCGCGATCTGCGAGGAAACCAGTGTCCCGGTGACCTTGGCCGCATTGATGGCGGCAATCTGCGCGTCCGTCATCTGGCCGGTGATGTCGGATGCCGGCGTCGCGGCAGTCCAGGTACTGCCAGTATAGCGATAGAGCTTGTCGTCGATCGTCAGATAAACGGTGCGCCCTTCGATATTGCCGGTGGCGGGCAAGCTTGAGACAATTTCCACCGGCCGGATGCCGGAGGCAAACTTGGTTGCATCGACTGCATTGGCCGCAAGTTTCGCAGCACTGACCGAACCATCGGCAAGCTTGCTTACATCAACGGCGAGTGGTGCCAGCTTATCGTTCGTGATGGCGTTATCAGCAATTTGGGAGCTATTTAAGGTCCCGTTGACATCGACGGCAGCAACCGCTGCCGTCCACGCGCCATTATGATAGCGGTAGAGCTTCCCATCCGTCGTGAGATAAACCTGCCGTCCTTCGACATTGCCTGCTACAGGCAGAACGGAGACCACTTCGACGGCCTTGATACTACTCGCAAGGCTGGTCGCATCCACCGCGCCCTGGGCAAGCTTTGCAGCAGTTACGGCACCATCGGCAAGCTTGGCAGAGATTACGGCACCGCTGGCCAGCACATCAGCCGTAACAGCGGCCACCTCCAGCTTTGCCGTCGAAACCGCCTGGTCGGCGAGCTTCAGGTTGGAGACCGCCTCGTCCATGATCTTCGCAGCCGATACGGCAGCATCGGCGATCTTCGACTGGATGATTGCGCCATCGAGAATGTCGGCGGTCTGAATGAGGACGTTCGGTGTCTTGACGGTCAACCAGGCCGACCAGTCCGTTGCCCGGCTCGACTGCGGAAGATATCGGCCCCGCGCCTCATAGTTGGTATTGGCGAGCGTCCATTGGCCGGAAATCAACCACGAATATGGAGAGGCATAAGGATTACTGTCGCTGTCGAACACGACATCGCCGGTTTCCTTCAGACGCACCTGCACCCATACGCCCGCGACATCATCGAGATCTGGCGCACAGCTGATTTTGATTGCTGGACGACGATCGATGCCGCCGGCATCCTTGATCGTCGAGGGTTCCACCGTCCAGCCGATCATTGGCTGCGATGGCGGCGTGATGGGACCGAGCCAGCCGATGGCAGTGGGCAGCTGCAAGCCGGGATGCCAGTCATAGTCAGCCGGATCGACTTCCTTCAGCGTGACGACGATCAGGAAATTCGGTTGCGGCTCGACTTTGACGACCAGGAATTTCTTCTCGTCATAGCCATTGCGGGCCGAAGACCAGGAGACCACATCGTTTGGCTCGAGAGGATAGGCGTCTGGCGGCAGCGATATCTGATGCACTCGGAAGCGCCGGTAATCCTGGATCATTGCCAAGCCGACACGTTGCACCTGGTTGGCAAAGGGTACGGCAAGCAGCTGGACTTGCGCCGGAAGGCGCCGATTACCGTCCTGGGCTTCGAGATCGGCATTGTAACGGCCCGGCGCGTCCTTCGTCGCCCATTTTTCCGCTGGCTCCGGATAAGTGGCCTCGATGGCGTTATAAGTTGCGGAAAGCGAAGGGAAGGGTTGGAAATCCTGCTCCTCCGTGACGATAATATCATCATCCGTGAACGAGTAGACCGCCGCGCCCGGCGTCCCGACCAGCATCTTGAAGATGCCGCCGACTTCCGCAATCCGGCCATTGCAGCCCTTCAGCAGTTCGGAAACGGCGTCCAGCGGCTCCTGATCGCACTGCACGTCATAACCTGCGCGAAAGGCCGGCTCGCTGCTGCCGTCGTCGAGCTGTACAGAGGCATCGCACGCATTGGCCGCAGCCATCCAGTTGGTGGCCGGCAGGCAGAAGGCGCCGATGTTCTGGCCGCCGTAGACCCATTCCGAGCCGTAGTAGACACCACGGGCGAGATTGTAGATCATGATGGCCGGGTTGCTGCTGGGCTCCCAGGTCGAAGGGTCGCTCCAGCGATGCTCCCCATTGCCGCCAACAGAGGAATCCTTGCGGATATCGTAGAGCGGCAGCGGATGCGGCTCGAAAAGACCGGCAGGAACGCCCTTGAAGAGTTCGGTATTGTAGCGCGAGGTGAGAATGACCACCTGGCAGCCACGGCCGATCATCGTCGATTTCCACGGCCGCTCAGCATGGGTGCCGAATTTGGCCGTCAGAAAAGGATCGGAGCTAGATTGCGTGCCGTCTAGGAACTTGATCCAGAGATAGTCCTTGTTCTTGACGCGATACTGCAGCACCGGAAAGCCGCGGCCATCCGGATGCGGCTGGTCCCAGAGAACGCCGACCTTCTGGTCGTCGATCCAGACGCTGGTCAGGCCGCGTTCGCCGGCGCGGTTGGGAAGGCTGCCAATTTCGATGACATCGGTGAAATAGGCATTTGGCGTCTTGCCGTCGTCTCCCCAGGTGCCGGCATACTTGCGCTTGCCGGCGGTCGCGTAGCTGCCGATGATGAAGGACATCGCATGATCGTCCCCCATGCTGATCTCGAGCTTCGTTCCGGCCGGTTGCGGCTTGTCCTTCTTCGCCAGCGCCTTTTCGACCAAAGAAAGACCGATGTTGATGGCGACGGTCAATACAAGTTTACCGATGGCGCCGATCGAGCTGAAGAAGCCCGCAATCGAGGTGATCGCCAGGCTGATCGGTTCGGCATGCGCCGCATCCGCCATCAGCCAGAAGCCGAGGACGTTCAGAAGCAGGATGAGATATTTCATGGATCGGACGACCTCGATTGGCGCATAGGAAAGGGTCGTCGCGGGCAGAGCCGCGCCGAAATGTCACCGTTCAGGGATAAGAGGATTAGCGATGTACCGCCGGCCTAGCCGACCTTGAAGGCCCGTTTGGCGTCGAGCAGATCGACCGTGCCGAGCCCGCTCTCGCGCAGCACGAAGATGCGCTCGCCATTGACCACGCCGAGTGCGTAGCCGAAGGGGCCTTCATGCGGGATGGCGGCGATATCGCCGATGCCGGCTTCGCTAGGATGGATCTCGGGCAGCATGCTGGCGACGAGATCGGCGAGATTGTCGAAACCCGCCGCCTTCATCGTTTTCAAGGCACCGGCAGCCGTCGAATATTCGCCGCGAAACTGGGCGGCACAATCGACGCCGGTGATCGCCAGCACCAGATTGCCGGCAAGGCCCGGTCCGCAATCATGGCTGCCCCAGGCAAAGGGCGTGCGCTTCAGCCGATCGATCTCGGCGACGAAACGGGCACGCCAGTTCTTGACCCTGACGAGATCACTGTTCATTTCTGCCCCCAAGGGATCTGCCAATTGGCGACGGTACTGGAATAAAGGCCGAATTCATCGCCGCTGCGGCGTTTCTGGCCTTCATAGGAGGATTTGGCCGGATTGGTGCGCTCCAGCATGGCGATGGCGGCGGAGATGGCGGATATTTCGATGTCGCCATCCTGCCCCACCGCCGGCGTCTTCACCGGCGCGCCGTCAGCGATACCGAGAAAGGCGATTTCCGGCGCCGCACTCGGCAGGCGCGTGCCGGTATCAAACGACATATCGTGGATTTCGATCGGCGCCAGCCGCAGATCATAGCCGCGCACGAGCTGCTGCACGGCGGGCGCGATCTGGCCGATGGTGATGGTCACTGTCTGGATCGTAAGATCCGCCGTGCGCGGGATCGAGCTCACCTGCAGATTGAGGCCGCCATAATAGGTCCGCGCCTCCGGCAGACCGGTGACACCGGAGGTGACAGTGATGTTGATATCGTCGTCGCCGGTCCAGAGCCCGATCGAGGCGGCCGCGCCGCTGGCGAGATCCTTGCCGGTGATCCAGACGAAGCGACGGGGCACAAGCCCCTTGTCGCGCGCGCCTGTCAGCGCCGCAAAGAAGGCGGAGGTGATGTTCTTCATCGTCTATTTCTTCTGGATGATCTTGAAGGTGGCGCCCGTGGTGATCAGGCCGCTCGCGGTGCCGGGATTGTGGCTGCCCGGCATGACCAGGCATTTACAGGCCGGCAGCAGAAGCGTCACGCCGAGACCGGCGGCAAAGCCCGCCGGCAGATGCGGGAAGACGCCGAAGACGGGCGTTATCCCCTGCCCGTCGGCACCAACCGTTTCCGAAACTTCGAGAAAGGCATAGCGGCCGCCATAGCCGACCTGCATCTTGTCGCCGACGGTCAGCCGATAGCCGGCCGGCAGTCCCTTGAGGCTGAGCGAGGCATTGTCGGCCCCGAGCGCCGCGACACTGACCGCGGCGCTCCCGAGCTTCGTCCCGTCAGGATCGGCCTGCGGATATTTCGACAGCGGATCATAAAGAAAAAGCGCCTCCTGGGCGCCGTGTAGTTTGCGGATGCGGGCGGCGATCTGTTTCGCCTCCGCATTATACATGTCGGCCAGTGTCACCGTGCCGGTCCAGAGCGGCGGCGCCAGCTCCGCCTGCCAGACCCGGCCGTCACCGGAGCCGGAAAGCTCGTCATTGCGCTGAATGTCCCAGACGATGCTGGAGATCTTCAGAAGGTCGGCAAAGGCCGGCAGGCTGTAGGGATAGGAAACGGCCATCAGCGCCTCCGGGGATTGCGGTTGATCTGCGCGACGCGATCGGGAAGCTGCTGATTGAAATCATTCAGCCCCTGCCGCGTCGAACTCTGCGCTTCCGATTGCGCGACATTCTTCACATAGGCCTTCAGATTGCCGTCCTCATCGACGGAAACGCCGACCGTGACATGCACGCCGGAAGTGGAGCCGGCGGCATCGTTCTGGTTATCGGCCCTGAGTCGACGGACGGGAACGGCAGCATCGGGCTGCGCCCGCACCAATTGCGGCCCGCCCTCGCCGACCACGCCGCCATCGGCATAACCACGCCGGCCAAGCCGCATCGCCTCGACGATGCCGACGCCGCCGGCGCGGGCAATATCCTTCTGGCTCCAGACGACCTCGCCGGCATGAACGATGCCGGCCGGCTCATGCTTGCCGCCAGGGCCGGTATAGCCGCCATCGGCCCAAAGGCCGGGAATACCACTCGCAACGGCTGCCGCCGCCTGCGGAGATCGCGCCAGAATGCCGAGATCCAGCCCACCGCCTCCACCCAAGAGCCCGCCAAGGATACCGCCGCCACCGAACAGCCCACCGCCTGCAGCGGCACTGTTGACCTTGAACAGGCTGTTGAGCACATCGTTCAGCAGCCTGTCGGAAATCTTGGTGAGCACGGAAATCGCCGCCTTCCCCAAGGATTTCCAAAGGCCCTCGCCATTGCGCAAGCCGCTGACCAGCGTCGAGGCAAAATCACCGGCAAGCTCGCGAGCATATTTCAGCTGTTCATTATAGCGAATGATATTGGCCGAGGCCGAATTCATATCGACCGGCAGACCATATTGCTTCTGTGTAGAGGCGACTGTTTGATCGACGGTCGAGCGGCCCATCTGCTCCTGCTGGAACTGGATATCGCCCGCGAGCTTCTGCAGCGCCTGCGCCTCAGCAACGCGCCGATAGGCATCAGCCTGCTCGTTGGCCGCCTTGGTCAATTGCGGCATTTGCGCCAACTGCACTGCACAGCTTTTCTGAAGCTCGTCCTGGCTTTGCTTCAGCGTGACAACCTTCGACTTTACATTGTCTGTCGCGGCAGCGGATTGAGCGGAGGTCTGTATTCCGAGTTTTGTTTGTTCGGTATTGGCTTGTGTCGACTTCGTAAGAGTATCCGTTGCTTGTTGAACACCCTGCAATTCATCCTTTTGGTTGCGTTGAACGTCAACGCTGCCAACCGCAACCTGTTTCGATTGTGCTTCAATCACGAGGGGCGCCGCGCGAGCGAAAGACGAAAGCGCCGGAAAGAATGTTTCCACGAGAGCTCCGATTTGGGAAAGCTTGCGTTGTTGTTCAGCCGGCGGAGCAGGGGCGGCTCCATTCTGCTCTGACTTTATTTTGGCATTTATTGCTGCTGACGTTGCATCAACGTTTTTATTGACCTTCTCATCCAAAGCAACGTAATCTCTGTATGCCTCTGAATTCTGGATCATGCTAGGCATGGCGTCCTTGAATAGCTGAGCAAAAGTCTGAAGATTTACAAATTGTGGGTTCTTAGCGGCATTTTCGGCTACGCTATTCCCAAAAGTTTGATATTGCTGTCTCGTGGCTTTTCCCGACAAGATTAGTGGCTTGATCTCGTTATATTGCTTCTCCAGCTCAGTAAAATTCCCTCCCCCGATAAATGAATCCGTACCGAACTGCATTTCAGCAGCGAGTTTTATTGAATTAAATGTATCACGCACCATTTCCAGCGAAGAATCGGATAGCTTCTTAGGAGTTTCTAACGCACTCACTAGGCCGTTTTCGGTATGACTATTTTCGTAATTAATTTTCATCGCTGGAGTTTCATCAAGAGAAAGCTTGCGTAACTCGTCGGTCATCCTCGCTCGATCAGCAATGACTTTCTTCGAAGTTTCAAAGCGGTTTGATGGTAAGCTTCCATCAACCTTGTCGGCTACCGAACTAAAAAAGATATCTGCAAAGAAGGCGCCGAAGCCACCAAACAGACTACTGGCGCTCTTTATTGCCTGGCTTCCGAGGCTCAACGCCATATCGGACGCATTTTTGCCTTCATCGGGCCGATTCTCCATATAATATTTCAGCTCCGGCGATCTGCGATAACTGGATTCTCCATTTGGAGCGGATTGTGATTTATCGCCTGAAAGTTGTACTCTTCCACTTCCGTCGCTTGATTTCACGTTCAAGGCAATCAAGGAACTCGACAATTTGATCGGAGACGATCGATCATTGCTGCTCAATTTGCCAATGGCGTAATCAACTCTGGCGAGAGAACCTGCCGCACCTCGCGCTTCATTGCTCATCGTTTTTAGTGCACGACCAGTCACACCGGATACTTTTTCCGCCCGGCCCATCGAAGCAACAAAATCCCTTACATCGTTACTTGCGGTCCTTATGTCACTGCTATCGACTTTAATGCCTAGAGTTGCGATTTCTGTCACTGGACCACCTTCTGATTTCATGTAAGAGAATACGGCTAGGCTATCTGCGGGAGTTTTGATGAAGCCGATTTCTGGTCTGATCGCAGCGGTTATCGCCGTGCTGCTGCTGAACAATTATGGCTTCTTCGATCCACCGATCGTAAAAGCTTGCGAGGAACGCATGATGCGCTACTTCATTGCGCCATCGAGCTACAAACGTCTCGGATACGTCTTGTCGGAAAGGCCATTTTCGAAGCCTGAAATCGAGAAGAGATATTTGATAGATGACGCTACATTGGAGACCTTAGGCGCCGAAGCGGCTGCCCGAATGAAGGCACACCAGAATTTGATACGAACAGAGGGTCTAAGCTTTCTCAAAAAAGGCGGCCTGGATCCTACGGTTCACTCAAGTATAATTGAGTTCAACATCAAAAATAAAGATAACGAATTTGTAAATGTAATTGTCGATTGCAAATATTACTCAGATGATGGCAGTATTTCCGGGATGAGAATATACGACGTACATCCAGTGGATGTCGACAATTCGAACCTGCTTCAGGTGACTCAAGATCGACCTGAACTGTCAACAGAAGAGCAGCAAAGATATGCCAAACCAATAGCCCCGTATCGAGGTTGGCTCCACGACATATGGAGACGACTCGTTAATTGAGGTGTCTCCGGAAGAACTTTAGCACCTACCCCGCCTCCCGCGCCCTGATCGCCGTAGCCTTCTCCTCCACCGCGCGGCAATAGCGCCCATCCATCGCCTTTCACACTGCAAGGTCCTCGCGGAATTACCGTGATGCTACACTCAAATAAGAACGCTTGTCCTATCTAGCCCACTGATGGCCATCTTGCCTGGCCCAAACCAAGGCCATCACTGAGAAAAATGAGTGCACCGTCACTGTAATTCAAATTCGCGCAGTACTTGTATTTCTTCTCCCGTCGCTTTAGCATCGACTTCGGTTGAAATTAGGATGAACAATGCGCGGAATTGTTGCACTTATATGCCTATGCCTTCTGGGCGGTAGCGCTTTTGCCGGCAGCACCAAAAATAGCGATTCTAGCGCGGACGTGCTGATCAAAGCCCTCTATGACAATTTAAGTGCCACCTACCTATGCCGAAACGTTGCGGGCGTAGACATATACTTGAAAGCGCGTAGCACAGTGGAAGCGACGATGCTGAAATTTTCAAAGAACGCAGACCTCACTCAAAAAGTTCTGGCAAAATGGGAAGGCGAATTCCAAAAGAACGCAGGTTATCAAAACCCTAACATTTCAGTTGACGAATGTAAGGTTTTACTAAAGGGACGACTTGAGAAACTCAATGCTGCTTTAGTTCAGTTTCTGCAGTAACAACTCTTGTTGTTTCGCTTTCATTGTCAGAACTCGTTCTACCCCGCCTCTCGCGCCCTGATCGCCTCCGTCTCCTCCTCCACCGCCTGGCAATAGCGCCCGTCCATCGCCTTCAACACGGCGATGTCCTCACGGCGCAGAAGGTTGCCGGTCAGGTGTAGCCAGGCCAGCATTTCCTGGTGGGAGAGCGGCGCCGGGCCGGAAAAGCCGGAGGCCTGCGCCGAACGCAGGTCCCAAAACCAGTCCCAGAGCGCATGGCCGGCCTCCGGCACCTCGGCCTCCGGACTTAAAAGCTCGAAGGCCTCGTTGCGTTCGCGCCGGGTCTCGCCGTTTGCATCACGCACGCAATCATAGCGTGCAACGATCCCTACGGCTTCTGAAAGCCCTTCGGCAAGCTCTTCATAAAATTTGCGCGGTCCTCCGAGGCGCCAGCCACCTGATCGTAGATCCAGCCGGCGTCCTCGACGACTTCGCGAGCCTTCTCGAAGGAGAGCACCGGCTGCTCGCCCTTCCACTGCTGCTCGCCCCAGCTCCAGGAAGCGATGGCGGCGGCGGCCTTGTCGAGATATTCGGCCTCGACCTTGCTGGTGGTCAGCTTCTTCTTGCGGCTGGCGAGGAAGCGGTCGCTATGCTGGCGAACGATCTTCTTCACCTCGTTGCTCTCGGCCGAGCGGATCATGAAGGAGATGCCGAGCGGCTCCTCGGTGGCCGGATGCAGGAGCTGCAGCTCGAAGAGATCTTCGGAATTGACGAGACTGGAGATATCCAAGGAAACACCTTATCGGTTGGGACATATTCGAGTGGCCGCGCGCCGCAGGAGAGCGACGCGCGCAAGGTTCCGAAAGATCGCACTTACGGCGTGGTGACGGGATCGACGCGGATCGGCAGCTGGTTGAGGCCGACCTTGAACTTCTCCAGATCGAAATCGTCGGAGCCGCCGCCGGGATAAAGCGGGCCGGAAACGACGCCGCGCGAATAGAAGACCGTGTTGGTCTTGCCCTGCGGCGCATCGTTGCGCTCGACCTTGATCGCCATGTTGTTGATGTTAAGCGGATCGCCGAAAACGCGCAGGATGTCCTGGCCGGGATCGTCGGCGATGGAGGCGACTTCAAGCTCCGGGTCGCCGGCGTTGGAAACGCCCTTCTGCTTCTGCTGCACCGGCTCATCCAGCGTATTGTAGTTGTTGATGGTGGATTCCGAGCCGAAATCGCCGACCTTGCCGACCTTGCCCACCTGCACCCAGGTCAGCGCGGCATAGGCCGTGGCCGTCAGGTCGGTATTCTGGGGCGTCTCGCATACGTAGACTTTCGAGCCCTTCTTCGTGCTTTTGTTCGCCATGGATCATGTCTCCGGTTCAAAGGCGGTGTAGGGAATGGTGACCGGTATCTGTACCCGGTCATCCTCTTGGATCGGGCCTGCGGCCCACGGCTCGCCACTGATCGTGATCTTCACGCCAGAGGCGAACAGCGTCTTGTTGTTGAAATGGTCGATGACCCGGCCGGCGGCATCGAGTGGCTTGATCAGCCCGCCGCCGGCCTTCCAATAGACGGAAACCTGCAGAAGCCCGAGCTTCTGCTGCGGATCGTCGCCGAGCGTCACCTGCCGGGGCCGGTTGGGCAGAAAGCTGACAGCCAGATAGTTATCCGGCTTATCTTGCCCCGCCGGCGGAAAGGCAATGCCCGGCTGCGCCACCGGCAATGGCGGCTGAAATTGGAGTGCTGCCAGATGATCCAGCAGTGCCGCCAGAATGAGAGCGTCCGTTGCCGTCGCCATGCATCACCTTGTCTAGATTGTTGAAATTTCGAAGGATCAGTCCGTCGTGTCGCGCGCTGCGCTCGCGACGATGTCAGGCCATTGGCGCGCCGCAAGCCGCACCATGCCCTGCCCCGCCTGACCATCTTTGCCATATTCGACGGCGGCGGCATGAGGGGCGGTGAAACCCATATGGATCAGACCGCCCAGCGGCACGCCGAGGCCGGCCAGGTCGACCTGACGGCCCTCATCCTCGCCCTCGGCATCACCGCTTTGCCTCGGCGGGGCGGAAACCCGGAAGGAATTGACAAGGTCGCCGGAGGCTACAGGCGTTGCCTCGACGATCGCCTCGGCCAGCCGCTGCGCGGAAAGGTTCACCACCTCTTCCATGCGCTTCTTAGTTCGCTCGGCCCAGGCGGCGATGTCATTGGAAAAATTCGAGGAAGCCATGTCGGATACCTGCTGATAAGGTTAGGCGTCATCGGCGGCGTCGCCCGATGAGGAGCGACGCCGCTCGAAATTCAAAAGGGTAAGATGGCCGTAACGGGCACGAACCGCAGGTCTGGCCGTCCGAAGTTCGGCCTTCGCCCCATCACTCTTCTCAATCCCCGGCAATGGTGAGACCCGGTTGAGCAGCAGGATGACGCGCGCCAGCAGCCAAAGCGTCAGGATCGTCTTGAAACGTACAAGCGCCGTCATCGCCGCACCTGCAGTTGCCAAAACACGACAGTCCCACCTGGAGACAGCGGCTGGATATCGATGATCGCATGCTCGACGCCGCCGATCAGCACCTTGTCGGCCAAAGTCGGCGTGACCGAGAGCCCCTCGGTCGACAGATAGACCATGCGATCCCCACGGTGGATCAGCGTGTCAGCGACATGCGCCTGGGTCTGGTCGAGATCGACGAGCGAGCATGGAAAATCCTCGCTCGTCTGTACGGGATCGTAATCCGGCCCGACACTCGTAATGCGCCGCAGAAGGACTTTCTGGCCGAATTTGGCGATCAGCCGCTCGGCAGTCACCCGCGCCTTATCGTAATCGAAAGCAGTCATCACACCACCAGAATGCCCGGCAGTACCGGACGCAGGAGTGGGTAAAGCAACCCATCGAGCATGGTCAGGATCGGCTTTGCGGCGGCAACCATGTCACCGCTCGTATCGGCAACGGCATATTCCGTCTCAAGCGGCCCGACCTTCTCACGCTTCACCGTGCGAGCCGCAACGATGACGGGCGTCAGGCTGCCCGGCTCGGAAAGCTCGAGCGCTGCTGCCTCATAAGCCGCATAGGTCACGGCCAGTGGCAATGTGCTCTCGGTGATCGGCTCGCCGTTGACCGTCATGGCTTCACTGCGAGGCCAGGAGAGCACCTGATCATAGCCGCCAGCCCGCCGGCCAGTGAATCTCGGCTCGTAGAGAGCATCGATCGCCTGAGATCCGCGCACCAGCGCCGCCAGGCGATCGCTATCGCTCGCAGTAGCCCAGGCCGCCTTGCCGCGATCGGCAAAATAGGCGTCAGCGGCAGCGAGCGTGCCGTAAAAAGAAACGGACATGAAAGCTCCGATGTCGATCGTTTGAAGGAAAAACCCTCCCCCCGCCGGAGCGGAGAGAGGGAGTTCAGCATCAGGCAGCGGTGATCTCGTCACCGTAAGCCATAGCCGCAGGCAGGCGCACTTCGGTGCCGCCGGTGCGGGCGATGATGCCTGTCTCGAAGCTCATGATCGACTTCTGGCGCGGCTGCAGCACCCGGCGCGGCATCGGCAGATGGAAGCGCAGCACCTCCGGATCACGGCGATAGACGACCATGCGGCCGCCACCATCCTGCGAGGCCGTGGCAAGCTCGCGCAGCGGCTGGATGTCGAGCGGCTGGCCGGTCTCGGCCGTGTAGACATTGCCGCGCCGCAGGAACTCCAGCACGGTGATATAGCCGTCGCCATCGGCAAGTCGCTTGGTGGCAATCAGGCGGAAGGCTTCCGGCGGCAGACGCAGGCTGTCGATCCACTCGACTTCGCCGGTCCTCTTGCGCACGCCGCCGATAAGATCGTTGACGTCGCGCAGGATCTGGTCGGCCGTCTTGGCGGACCATTGGGTCGAGCCGCCGGTGCCGTCGGCAGCGACATCGACGCGCGACACCTTCGGATCGTTGACGAAACCGGTCCAGCCCTTTTCCGTCGAGCCGGTCATGGCGACGGAATTGAGCAGACGCTCGATCTTATCGGCGGCGAAAATGGCGTTGGAAGCATTGAGATCGAGATTGTAGAGTGCGGCCTGATTGACCTCCTCGAGATTCCACTCCCAGCCGGAGCCGACCATCGCGAAATCATGGCTGGCGCTGTCACGGCTCGACTGGTTGAACGGCATGTCCGTGCCGGCAGCAGAGAGGAACTTCGCCTCGCCGGCGCTGTCGACGGTGAAGAAGGTCGTGCCGGAGGCCCATTCATTGCCTTCGGTGACGACCGGGACATGGAGGCCGTAGTTGAGGGTCGGATAACGGCGCTGGTAGATGCGCGTCTCGATATTGCGCCCCTGCGCAATGACGAAGGAATAGGCGGCCTGGGCATCGGCAAACTGCTGTCGAACGAACTGGTTCATGAATTAGGCGCTCCTGTGCTTGAGCGAAATCTCGACAATGTCGCCGTTGCTGCCGCTCGTGTCGAAGAAACAATCGGGAATGGGGCCGACGATGCCGGTGCCGGCTGCGTTGACGTAGGCATCCGTCGTCGGGTTGTAGTAGACGGCATCACCATCCGAGACGGCGCCGCCGGCCCGCACATACATCTGACCGGAAGTCAGGAATGCGCCGGTGATGAACTGGGCGTAACCGCCGGCCGGCGCCACATCGGGCAGCACATTCGGCGTCAACACGGCAATGCCGATAAACTTGCCGCCTGCGGCAAACGGCGCCACGCCATGATCGGCAAGGCCGCGCTGCACAGGCTGGCCGAACTTGATGCCGGCAGCGGTTTCAACCGTGCGGCTGATCTTGTCAGCCTTTTCCTCGGAAGCGATCTGCCCGTGCAGGCCCTTCCGAGGAGCGTTTCCATAGGTGGTCTGATAAGTCGCCATTGAAGCGTCTCCTTTTCGTTGATCTGGTTAAGAGGGATTGGCGGCCAGATGCGCGCTCTCGAGATCGCGCACCATGGCGGCATAGGCGGCAAAGGCCGTGGATATAGACGGCTGAACGGAGTTAATGCCGTCCTTGATGGTTTCAGCAAAAAGATCCGGCTTCTTCCGCAGGCCTTCGGCCAGCATGTCGAAGCGCGCGTCGATATAGGCGTCCGATCGGCCCTGCACGGCGCCCTCGCCTGCCTTGGCGATCACGATGGCCTTGCGGATCGCAGCGTCGGAAAGGCCGGATGTCTGGATGTTATCGACAATCGCCCTGGCAAGGCCGATAAGATCGGCGCGCGCCGCGGCACGGCGCTCGATCTCCGCCTCATCGAGAAGAGCCGCTTTCAGCGTATCGAGTTCGGCATCCCGGACGGCGATGGCCTTCTGATGGCCGGCCTCGGCGTCAGCAAGGCGCTGCCGCAATGTCGTGATGATCTCTGCGGCCTGATCGGAAACTTCGATCTCGGCGCCATCGATCATGATCGTCTTCGTGGGCATCATTCCTTCCTTGCTTTGCTTGTCATCGGAAAGGGGGCGTGGGGCTGCGAGAGGAGAGCAGCCCCACGGTGCGGCTGCATCGCCGATGCGGACTTTCGAGCCCGCCCGGCCACAGCGCACAATGGCAATATGGTTGATGCGAATATTTCGCTGGATGGCGTCGTAGGCTTCGCCGGCGGGTGTCACGCCGGCCGTGAAATCGACATCGCAGACATAGCCGGCAGAAAGCTCCTGTTTGCCGCTTTCGATGGCCTTGATCGTGTCCTCATCGCTGACCATCAGCGGCACGCGCAGGAAAATGCCCTCACCGCTAATCTCGTCCCCGGTCTGGCCGACCGCGTATTTCTTCCAGTTTTCCGAGGTGACCATTTCCGGCGGGTGCTCATTTGTCACCGGCCGGTGAGCGGCGCTCTTCAGCGTATCTTCGGAAAAGACCTCGCCCCCTGGACGATAGACGCGCACGGTCGGCATCTCGGGCTTGCCGATCTCGGCGCCAGCATAGGTTTGAATGCCGGTTCGGGCGATGCGGGCGTCAGCCACAAGGTAGCCGTCCCCCATCCGCCGCGTCCCCGCGACGGTGACAGTGTCTGTGAAATTCATGTTGGGATTTCTCCTGGCCGAAGCCGATGTGGTTCGAGTGAAAGCCGGGCTGTGACGAAGCGGATTCGTCAATGGCGACATAGCAACGGCAGACGTTAGGTCGAGCCGATGCCAATTTCGGATTGTTCGATATCATCCGGCTGGCCGGATGACTTTGCCGCGGCTTCCAAGCCGGGCAGTGACCCATCTTCCACGAAAGCATTCAACAGCGCCTCGGAGAGCGCTTGGCGAGGAATGATTTCCTCCCCCGAAACAGACCCGAACAGGGCTCGGGCCGCCTCGGCCTTCGTCTTGAAGATATCGGCCCGTTCCTTCTCACTCATCTGCTCCAGCGGTGCCCAAGTGGAGTAGATAGCGGGATCGCGCGCACCCGTGGCGGAGCGGATGAGGCACTCATCCAGCCGGGACATGGCCGGCGTGTAATCAAGCTCCTGAATGGCCTGGATTCGGTCATGATAATTCTTCATATCAGCCGTGCCGGTCGCGTTCATGCCCGCGGGTGATTGACCGAGCAACCGGGTAACCGGAATGTCGGCCGCGCCGGCAACGATCTGCAGGAAGGCCATCAGAATATCCGTGAGGCCGGAAAGCGGCGCGCTCTTGCTCTCATATTCCTCTTCGGCATCGAGGATCAGTGTGCCGTTGACCCCTTTGATGGTATTGGCGAGCGCATAGCGGCGCAACACAGCATCTTCATAGGCTTGATTGCCGATGTTGGCAGAGAATTGCGGGACCTTAATAATATCGATCTTGGCCTCGAAGACGAGGCTGGCGATATTGGATGCTGTGCTGTCGGCATTCTTGATCGCGTCAAAGGTCGCAGCAAGGATGCTTTCGCCCCAGGCGTGATTACCCATCCCGCCAAACTCTTCATTCGGCGTCATCGCCCCTTTGAAGATGACGAGCCGAGACGGATGGATATTCACCTGCATGCCATTGGCGCCAGTCAGCGTGTAGAATTTCGGCTTGCCATACCATTCCGAAGCCGGATCGCTGTCGATATCGCCAACGGCCAGTTGCCGGCGCGTCAATACCGTCAGATGCTTCAGACCGCCCTTGCCGACACGTTCCACCTCAAGCGGCAATGCCGGATCGGCATCCCCGGTGCCGCTGAACAATGCGGCACCACCGAAGAGCCGCGCCTTCGTTGCCGCTTCCAGCACTTTGCCGCGCAGATTGAGCCGACGCTCCTCGGCCTCGATCAATCCGATTTGATCGCTCGCGGCCTGCCAGTTCCGCCATTTCCGGCAGCTATCCAGGGCCGGAATGTCAACGATCTTGCGCGGCAACCAGGAGCCACGATAAGCAGCAATGATCTGCTCGTCCGTCAGGATCGGCTGCGTATAGAAAACCGATGCCGCCTTGTCGCGTTCAGTGCCCATGCGGGATGCAAGGCTCACCAATCCGTCGCGAACCATCGAGAATACCTGCCCCATGGATTATCCTTTGATGTCATGTGATGGAAGGCTCGCGCCAGGCGGGCCTAGAAATTGCTGAAGCTGAAAGAAGAGCCTAGCGCGAGCTCGTTCAAAGCATCGGCGAAGGCGTCGACCTGATCGTCGAATTGTCCATTCGGAAAGGCACAGACCTCATCGAGAAATGCCTCATTCCAGTCCCCACGTAAAAGCTTGACGTTTCCGGCTTCCGCCTGCGCCGACGCCGGTTTGGCACGTGTCGCCTTATCACCGGTTGGGGATATAGCTTTTACGGGAAATCCCGCGAGCAGTTTAATCTTCGTTTCCGCATCGGCCTTACCGGCCGCACCCGGATCCTGCGGCATCCGGATTGTCACCGTCGGGCCGTCCTGCGACGCGGCGTTCTTGAGATTGCGTTCCACTTCGGCGGGCGACCAGCGTCCCCGCGCGATGGTTTCGACATAGAAAACACCGCCGGCCAAAGCCATGCGCAAGCCAACAGTCCAGTCCGGCTTGCGACCGGGACGCGCCTTCGAAGCGGCGAAATCCCAAGCGCGGCAACGTTTTGCACCTGAAGGCACAGCCTCCGTGATTTCGAAGTCGCCGCGCTGAAACAGACCACCCGAGCGCGGCGCAGGCCGCTGTTGGAACTGACCGGCGACGGCGTAGCTACCCAACGGTATCTTGTCGCGCTCGACGACCGATCGAGGGAAACGTTCGGGAAAGAGCAGCTCGCCCTCCTCCGTCCTAGGATCGGCAAATCCGATCGAGGTTCGGCAACGGCGCTCCGGCTCGAATTCCATCGGCAGCATCAGATGCTCATAGCCAAGCCCGAGCGCAAGAATCGTGCCGGAGACATCCGTCTCGTGCAGCCGTTGCATCACGACGACGATCGCCGAACGCTGCGGATCATTGAGCCGCGTCGGCACGGATTCGCGAAATGTGCGAACCGTCGATAGACGCTCTGCCTCGGATTCCGCCCCATCGACCGAATGTGGATCATCGATGATGACACGATCGCCACGACCGCCGGTCAACCTCGAGAATGGCACCCCTTGACGCGAGCCCATGCAGGTATTGGCGAAAGCCATTTCCCCGGTTCTCGTCAGATTGACCCGATCGCCCCACAGCGCCTGATACCATTCGGAAGCAACAAGGTCTCGCATACGCCTATTGTCGCGCTTGGCGTAATGTTCTGAGTAGGAGGCGCCGAGATAGCGTATCTGCGGCTTGCCCTTCGGCCCCCATTCCCATGCCGGCCAGAAGACGCCGCAGAGAAGCGACTTCATCGTACCCGGCGGCACGTTGATGAGGAGGCGCGTAATCTCGCCCGATGTCACCGCCTCGAGATGCTGACAGATAGCATCGATATGCCAGCCATGAACATAATCAACGGAGGGCTCAACGACGTGCCAGGCCTCCCGAACGAACCCCGTCAGCGATTGGCAGTTGGCCCGAATTCGTTCGGCATCCAAGGCAATCCGGGTGGCGATCTCGGCCCGTTCGCGCTCAGCTCTCCGTTTTGCCCTCTCCTCCTGGATCGCTGCCATCATCGTCGGCGGATCCGGCAAGCGGACCGAAGAGGGACTCGAGTATCGCAAGCTGCTCATCCGTGGCATTGGTTAGGTCGATGGTGACGCCGCAGCCTCCCTTGGCCCCGGCGCCAGAGCGCTCGCTAGGTTTCTGATGAACATAGGAGGCCGCTATCTTTGCCATTTCATCGCGCCGCTTCTGATCCGCCTCATCGTCACGCATCACTTTCAGCATGTAATCAAGCGGCGTGTCTTCGGCGGAAACGGCCTTGCGACGGCGCGCACGCTGTTTGCGCGACGCGACCGGCTTGTCGGCATTGGTCATGCTTCAGATTTCCGATGGAATTTTGAAAGAAAACAAGCGGTTCAAAACGATGCTTGCGATCGTCAGTGCGTCGCTGCAACTGTTCTCATCATGCCAAAATAGATACCTCATTTCGGTCCAGTTGGCGACACCCTTGAAGGCCAGCCATCGCGCAAGGAATGAGGACCTTGACGGAGGCTACAAATAATAGATTGAAATCACAGGAGAATATTGCACTCTGCAGTCCGACGAATTGAACGATGTAGCCCTCAATCCTCACCCGTTAGCCTTGAAATGCCAGAGATGCGCGATCAAATTCAGTCCAGAGCGGCGCTTGAGCAGATCCGCGCCATACTCCTGCAGGAGTGGGACCCCAGCGGTATTCGAGATGTGCAGGGACCGCGTGATGAATACGAGAACTATGCCGATGAAATCCTCGTCATTTTATCGACGAGAGAGGCGACGGCAGAAACGATCGCTGCCCACCTTCTCCAAATAGCAGCAGATCACATGGCTCTACGACGCACCCCGGCCCTGACTGCGCTTTGCATGCGCACGGCAATGCATTTGATGAGAATCCCGGCGAAGCACAGACGAGGAACAGTGCAGAACAGCGGCGCGGTTGATCCCATGAGCCAGGATTGGGTTCGGCGGTTCATCGCCGCCAATCTCCCGGTCCTGCCCGTTCCCGGCATCCCGGAGATTCGCCTGCACAAAGCGGGCCCACAAAGCGGGCTACGACACCTCGCGGAGCGAGACCCACAATTTGGCTCGCCCTACTGGGCACACTACTGGAGTGGAGGTCTGGTCCTGGCCCGTTATCTTCTCGACAGGCCGGAAAGCGTCTCCGGTCGCGATGTGCTTGATCTTGGCGCCGGTTCAGGAATCGTAGGGATTGCAGCCGCAAAGGCCGGCGCGGCGAAGGTATATGCCGCCGACGTCGATCCCTATGCAATCTCAGCAATTGAACTCAATACGACACTGAATGACGTGGTGATCGATGCGATACGTGCTGATTTGACGAAAGGCGACCCGCCTGAAGTCGACGTCATATGCGTCGGGGATCTTTTCTATGACGCAGCACTTGCGGAGAACGTCATTGCATTTCTGGATCGCTGTCTGGCGCAAGGAGTTGCGATTTTGATCGGTGATCCATGGCGAGCTCATCTGCCGACAGCACGGCTTCGACTTCTCGCGGAATACGCGGTCTCGGATTTCGGCAAGGATACAGCAAGCACCGGCCCAGCCGGCGTCTTCGCCTTCGAATAGGAAAAGTCACCAATCGGAGATATTCGGCAGTCATGAGGGTTCGGACCGCATTGACGCCGAGACTAGGCTTTCATCCTGGCGCGCCTGCGGTTCCCGCGCTCCAGTCGTTTGGCGAGTTCAGCAAGCTCGGAACTTGTCGCGTCGAAGACGGGCCGCGCATCATCCGGCAGCCAATGTGTTTCATGCTTGCGCGCCTTAGGCTTTACCCGGTCGAGCCCGCCGGGCGCATTCGGCATCATCGGCGATATGCGCGACCAATCCGGCTCCTGCAGCATGGGTGAGGCAGCAAGAAGCACACCCGCAAGCTTCTGGAATTCGCTCTGAATGCGCCGCTCGGCGGTACGCCGGACACGTCCGGTTCGAGCGCAGAAATCTCGAAACGAACCGGCGATATAAGGCGCAGCAAGGCAAATGGACCATCGCGAAAGCAGGATGCGTCGCTCCTCGTCGCCGACATGAACGCGTAGCCATTCCTGCAGGACCTCCTCTGCCCGGCTGATGGCCGCAGCGCTCGGGCGATAGCGAGTGCGGATATCGGCATGATCCATCGGTTCGGGCAAAACCTCCGGCCAAAGCGTCCGCATCCTGTCGGGCCGGACACCGCGTACATCGAGATGAACCATCGTATCGGCAGCCTCGACGAAACGAGCCCGGATGATCAGGCTCAAGTCGGCGATCTCGGCCGCGCGACGGGACAGGTCGTCAAACTGCAAGGCGGACCGGTGCATCAAGTCGTTTCTCCAATTCCTGATAAATCAGCGTTCGCAATGTCGCGCGAACGGGCCAAGGCCGCCGCGCCACCGCATCCGTACGCAATGTGGCAAGCGCAATATCGTCGAAGGCGCCCAAGAGATCACCTGGACGCTGCAGCGCCCAATCCGCACGCTGCGCCAGAACATCGGACACGGCACCGATCGTGTCCGACCAGAGCTCGTCGCGATTGCTCCCGGTCTGCCGGATACATCGCAGAACGAAGACCAGATGGCCATCGCCATAGCGGCCTCGGATTTCCTGCATCGTACCGCGCGCGTGGCTCTCCGCAGGTGCGCGGCGCCGATGGACGGGAACCAGCTTGATGCCGAGCCCATCGAGAAGAAGGTCTAGCCTGCCTTTGGTCATGACAGTTTAACTCCTTTCGTTGGTGAGTTTGATGCCTCTTCCATTCCCGTGGGATCACATGACGCCTTCGGCCGCACTGGCGATTTTGACCAATTTGGGCTTGAAAAAGGCCTCCGCCTTGGAAAGGGCTTCGACCCGCGCTCCGTCACGCAGCATGGGCGTATTGAGATAGGCGACCATCGCCTCGCCCGCCGCAGCCTTCGCAGCGTCCTGCGTCGCAAAGACGATCGGTTCACCTCGACTATCTCGGAGGATCTCGTTTGTCGCCCGGTGAACCTTGCGAATCCAGCCGAGATGGCCGCCGGCAACGGCTTCTGTTCCGATTTGAAATTCGTTCATATCAACCTCCCCCCGGCTCGCTTGGCCAGGTCCATCTGTAGAGTTTTCGATTGGATTTTTACGTTTCAGCGCCCGCCTACCGTCCGCGAAGCTTCACCGGCTGTGCCGGCTCCCTGAACTCGAGCACGGGTCGTCAACGATGCGGAAGTGAAATTGGTCTCCCTCCGGAGCACCGGAATCTTCATCATCGAGGGATGGCGTTGGCGACTTCCAAATGACCGACTTTATCGCGATCATCATAGCGGCGAAAAACAACGCCGCGCCGATGCAAGCGAGAAGGCCCTGAAGCATTTCGATCATGGCAACATCTCCTGCTCGGCTGCTTGCACTGTGGACTTCGTCTCCACCATCTCCACCGGTTCGACGGCCGCATCACAACCCTCGCAATGCAGCTCGATAATCTCCGCGATCGACAGAATTCGGAGACAGCCAGGGCATCCCCAGAAGCGATCGAAATATCCCGCGCGAAAAGCCGCCGTTCTCCTCCTGCTGCCTGTGACCATGCCTTCACCCCTCAAACATTTCCTGCCATATGCGGCGTTAACTCGTTTGACAGCCAAGCAGCGGATTATGCTGTTGCCGACTTGATAGACACAAATTATGTTGATAATAATGGCGATGTCAACATGATTTATGTCGGAAATTTTGCAAGGGTCTAGCGATGCAGAAATCCATGGGCGAACGACTGAGAGCGGCCCGCGAAGCCGCAAATTATCCATCAGCCACGAAGGCGGCAGAAGCGCTGGGCGTGAGCCTGTCCACCTATCGCGCGCATGAAAACGGACAAAACGAATTCAGCGCCGAAGTCGCTAATCGCTATGCGAAGAAATTCGGTACGACGGCAGCCTATCTGCTGACTGGCGAAGGCCTGCGCATATCCGCGCGCCCATCGCCGAACATCGTCATGTCATTCGATCCCGACGAGCAGGATCAGGACGGATTTGCCGAGAGTAGCGACGAACTCAGCTACAGCCGCGAGCACTGGAAGCCGCAAATCGAAGGCGCAACACCGGAAGTGGACGTCAAGCTCGGCGCCGGTAGCGGCATTGTCGGCGAAGTCATTAACCTCCCCGTCGGCTCAGGCAATGTCGCCGGGCATAAGATCGTCGCGGAATGGCTTATCCCCACCGGCTATCTACGAAACGAGGCAAAGGCTTCGCCGAACCATACGATCATCATGGAAGTCGTCGGCGATTCCATGCAGCCCACCTATATGCCGGGCGATCGCGTCATCGTCGATCTCTCGCAGAACCAAATGACCACCGATACAGTCTACGCGATCAGCGACGGCTATACCGAACCGCAGATCAAGCGGCTGCAGCGAGTTCCCTTCACCCATCCGGGCCAGGTCAAGATCATTTCCGACAATCCAGCCTTAGAGACCTTCACCGTCGAGCTGGATCGGCTGACCATTATTGGCCGAATCTGCGGCCACATTGCCCGCAAATAG